GCATCAGCAGCGCCAGATAACAATAAAGAAATATCAACTTCATCAGCATTACTAAATTTATCGTATGCTAATTGTAAATCTCCTGCAGATGGAGCAACATTAGTTCCTCTTCCCAATTTATGATAATAATTTGTTAATTTATCGTAAACTAGTCCATTATCAAGCATATCACCCCAATTTGTCGAACCAGTTAAATGGTTAGCAACATAGATATATTTTGATTCATTTAAAATTTTAGTTACATAATAGCTTGGCGAGCCGTCATCTGTTTTAGCGTCTTGCGCTTTTGATACATGAGCAAATTTTTCTAATATAGTTCCTTTTTCGCCTGTAATTTTTCCATCAGTATCAATTACAATTATATGTAATTCATCGTTTTCCGCACCTTTACTATCAATAGCATATGCTGATGAAGTAGGTTTTGAGTCAAATTGGTCTGCATACGCCCATCTTGTTGATGCCGTAATATTAGTTGCAGTTGCTGCTCCATTTTTAGAAACTGCTAAAACTGTATTTGTCGCAGAAGTAGAAGTAAATCCAGAAATAGGATAATCGGTTCCTCCAACTTTTACTATATCGCCAATAGTCAAGAATGTATTAGCATATCCAACGTTTAATGTTACAGATGGCAAGCCTAATGTTGTATTTGCAGTTAATCCTGTTTGACTAAATGAGGTATTAGAAGAACATACAGAAATACTTAATGAGTTCCCTAAATCGCTTGGATAACGGCCAAAAAATGCACCAAATTTAGAATATGTTCCTGCATCAAAATTTAATTCGTAATCTTCTTCGTTTGCAATACTTACATCTGTTTGAGACGTAGGTAAAACTGCAATTGCTCCATTTGCTGCTCCAACGATATTAGCAACAACATTTACGACATTTCCGTTAACTGTATTTGCAGTCAAAATAAATGGACCGTCAACTGTAGTTAATGTAAATTTATCTCCGCTACTCAAATAAGATCCAATGCTTTGGTTAAATACTACTTCTGTATTCCCTGAACGAGTATTTGCAGTTAAAGAATTTAAATTAATAAATTCTGAAATACATGTTGAGTTAAATGTATTAGAATTGTCTATAGCTCTAACAACTCTAAGATTGTTTGTATACGCTAAGAAATTAGCAGCAGTAAAGAATGATGCGTAATTTTCATTTGTAGGTTTGCCGAAAGTAGAAACTAATCTATTTTCTGAATCTACTAATGTTCTGATACCTGCTGGTCCCCAGCTAAATTGTCCGGCAAATGCTCCTATTGATGAACTAACTCCTGGAACTACGTTAGTTAAATCAATTTCTGATACATTTACTCCAGGTGATAATTGAAACCCCATAAATTGTACTCCTTGTTATAAAAATAGAAAATCAGTTTTCATAGAGGTATTTATAATTTTCAGCGTTTATGTTTAATAATAAAATCCTGCTGGTTCAACAACTTCCCATAAATCGCCATCTTCTAATGTAAATCTATCCATTAATGGATTACTAAATTGCGGCATAGGTGGAACGTCAATATCATCTTCTTTAATATAATTATTTTCTATTTGTAATCTTTTACGGATATCTGTAGAAGATAATTCTATAAATAATTTTTGAGTTGATAACCAAGCAAAAATAACCAAAGTCATCGCTAAATCATCATTAGCTCCTTCTTCAGCTGCAAATGAGTTATTTGTTGCAATAAATCGAGTTAATTCATATATAGTTTCGCTGGAATTAATTCGTAATTTATCAGTTTCAATTAAAGTCTTTAATGTGGTACAGCCAACACGTTTGACTAATGGGCTCATATTTACGCCATTTTGTGTTGCTTTACCGTTCTCGCTTATTTGTTGAGCTTTTTTGTTTCCTGCATAAACTTTTAATACATTTTCATATTCTAAATCTTGAAATAAAGTATCTGCTACTGTTGGATTATTATTAACCTCAATTAATACATATGCATTATTATAATATTCTCCAGCCATTTTAATAATATCTGGAAATAACATTGGATGTAATTGATTATTTCTATATGTAGCTACTTGTGTATATGGAATTGTTGATACATCAAAAATGGAAAATGCAGCATAATCTAAGTTTTTCCCCTCTGAAACGTCAACAGTCATTGCATAAATATGGTCTTTATCTATTTGTTTTTTAGTTTCATCATCAAATGATTCTTTAACTGGAGGAATAAATACATCCATTTCATTTGGAATTGTTATTCCAGCAAATATTTCATCATCAGTATCTAATGGATCTACTGCAACAAGAGTTTGTAATTTTGATCCATCGATTAATGTATTTGTAGAACCTAAAAATTCGCAATTATGCGATAAAATTCCATTAGTATAATAACATTTATCGTTTCCCGCATCTATGACATCAAAAACTTCTTCTAATTCAAAATTTTCAGAAATAAAATCAATTTTAGAAAATCCATGAATAGTCTCTATAAAATCTAAATCAGATAATTCGCTAATTTCTTTATAACCATCAAGAGTTTTTATTTTATGATCTATAGTACAATCAAGAAAACAGTTATTTTGTGTTATAATCTGAACGGTTCGTTTTTTATGTAATTTATTTACACCTCTAAACTTTTCCCATCCATTTATAGTTTTTATTTTATATTTTGTATTTTTCCCAAACATGTTTCCAACTTTTTTTGGTTAATAATCGCATTAAAGCTGCTGGAGTTAATTCATAAGTATTTGCATAAAACTTAGAAAAACTCCATTCATATGAATCAACTCTACCGTTTCTTTGTGTTATTCCTTCTGACTCTAATTTTGGTCTACTAAAATATAATTCTAATATTTCTATAACTTGGTTTTCTTTTAATTTTGCTTTAGAATTTAATTCCCCAGTGCTATTTTTAGAACGTTTTATTTTTAAATCTTCGGAAACAAATATTTTTTTACCTTTATTCCATGGAATAGTTCCTTTTTTTACTCCTCCAATTCCAGGTCTTTTAATTCCTTTTTGTATATTAGAAATTTGTTCTGTTGACATATCCATACGTTTCATTATCATAGCGCAAGCTCCGAATTCCTCTTGCGCTTGATGAATATTAAAATGCTCGCATATTGATACGCATTTCAAATTGGTAATATCATTATTATTCCTATTACCGTCTATATGGTGTATTTCATATGTTCTTCCTTCATAATCTTTTGGAATACTACCATAATGCTCTTCCCATATTTTTCTATGTTTTGACATAAATATGCTCCTATTATAAATATAATTATTTATAATATTATGAATTCCTAAGAATTCATAAGCGAATGTAATTTACGCATTGTAATTTTTTGTTCATTACCAAATTCATCCTGTATTTCAACTATTGTATCCCCAGTAACGCATGCAAATTCTTGGTTAAACTGACGAGCAGAAGTATTTCTAATCGTAGTTTCTTTCCAGTTTTCATCGCGCCCTGGAACTCTAGACCAATGAATATCAACAGCTTTATAATCACTCTTTTTACTTACTGCATCCATCCACATTTTGTAGTATAAATTCATACCACGAGGAGTAGATACAATAATAATTTTTGTTGTTTTACCTGAGGAAATTACAGGATATGTTGAAGTAAAAAATTCTTCGGCTAAGTTATTATGAACGTGAGCAAATTCGTCCATAAATACAAGATTAAATGATCCACCACGAACAGAACTAGCAGCAGTAGAAGCTGCTAACATTTTTGATCCATTTTCTAATTCAATACTACCTTTATTCCATATAACAATACCTTGTTGTAACCACATAGGTAAATTTTCATAGGCTAATTGATATCGAGAAAGAATCTCAACAGCTAATGATTTTTTATTAGCTGTAATAGCAATATTATAATTTTCGGTAAATAATGATAACCATAAAAGATAACCAACAGATGTTGTGGTTTTACCTGATTGCCGGCCAATCCTTACAATAGAAAATCTATTTTCATGAAATGCTTGAACCATTTCTTCTTGATAGTCGTGCATATCAAAATAGACAAGACCTTCATCAAGATTAATAATTTTTACATAATTACGAATAAAGTATATTGGGTCATTAATACATTTTCTAAGTTCATCTGTTTGATGTTGATCGAATTCCCAATTTTCAATACCCGCTCTTCTTAGATTAGGATTATCTCTATAATATAACTTATTGCTACCCTCAAAATCAATCATTCATTATTCTCATTTTTAATAGATCGTATTAAATCTTTAGTAGAACCAACAAAAACTGCATTTTTAATATTTTGAGTAACGTTTTCTTTTTTACCTGTAATATCGCGCATTTTCTTTTGAACTTCAAGTAATTCTTTTGACGCATCAACAACAGTTTTTATCATATTGCCAGCAACTTCAAAATCGCGAGCTTTTTCTGATTGCCTAGCAATTGCCAACATATCATCAATAGCTTCAGTTCCTTTTGCAATTAACGAATCAATACTTT